AGTAAGGCGACTATTGGCGGAGTGGTGTATGATGTAGCTTTTGGTTATCGGACGATGATGGCAGCAGAAATAGAAATGTTCCGGCAGGATATTAGCGATGAACAGAAGATGCTTAATGCGCTGAATCTGTTCTACGTTCGAAATATCCCGCCGGATCTGGATGCTGCGGTAGATTATATGCTGTGGTTCCATCGAGGCGGAGAACCAGCGCGGAAAGGTGGCGGTTCCAAACGCCGGACAACGCGGCGGGGGTATTGCTTTTTGAAGGATGCCCCGCTGATTTATGCGGCATTCCGGCAGCAGTACGGCATCAATCTCAGGCAGACGCCGAACGACTCCCTGCATTGGTGGGAGTTCCTGGCGATGTTTGAGGCACTGGACGAAAACACCCGGATGGCGAAGGTTATGTACTGGCGTACCTGCGATACGAAAGAGATGGGAAAGGAACAGAAAGCGTTTATCAAGCAGATGCGAAATCTTTATTCCCTGGAAGAGCCGCAGACAACGATGGACAGTCGGATGAGGCTTGCCAAGCGAAATGCAGAAATGCGGGCATATGTGAAAAAGAGGATGGAAGAATGCCGAAACGGGTAAAGTGCCCTTATTGCGGTTATTCCATGCTTATTTTTTTTGACGAAAAAGCAGAATGTCATGGAGTAACCGTCCCTTGCAAAGGGCGGAATTGTGGAAAAGAATTTGAAATCAAGATAAGAAACGGAGAGCAAATCAAGTAGAGCCATTATGAGCCGATGATTTTCTCTTGTCCGAGAGGCGAGGTGAAATGAATGGGCTATGATGGAACCGTAAAGATTGGTACGGAGCTGGATGATAAAGGTCTTAAAACTGGAATGCAAGAAACAGGCAGAACAGTAAAAAAGACTTTTGAAGAGCTTTCAAAGGCAAGCGGAAAGAGTGTCAACGAATTAAAGGCAGATGCAAAAAGGATTGCCGAAGAATATCAGAAGCAAGGATATAATATCCCTAACTCGTATAAAAAAGCCTATTCCGACATGGGTGTTTACAGTGATAAGAGTAAGAAAAAGCTGGAAGAAGATGCTGATGAGATAGGAAATTCTCATGAAAAGAACTCAAAGAGAGTCAGTGAAACGTGGAGTAATGCTTTTTCAATTCTCATCGGCAACATGCTGACAGAAGTGGTCTCCCAGGCCAAGAATGCCGCCGGGGCTGTCCTTGATATCGGCATGAGCTTTGAGTCGGGGATGTCGAAAGTAGAGGCAATCTCCGGTGCGACCGGCGAGGACCTGGCAGCCCTGACAGATAAAGCGAAAGAAATGGGCGCAAAGACGAAGTTCAGCGCCACCGAATCCGCCGAGGCGATGCAGTACATGGCAATGGCAGGCTGGAAAACCAGCGATATGCTGAACGGCATCGAGGGTATCATGAACCTTGCCGCGGCATCCGGCGAAGATCTGGCTACGACTTCTGATATTGTCACAGACGCACTTACCGCGTTCGGCTTGTCGGCACAGGATTCTACTCATTTTGCGGATATACTGGCACAGGCATCCTCCAACGCAAACACCAACGTCAGCATGATGGGTGAGACGTTTAAATACGTGGCTCCGGTCGCTGGTGCGATGGGATATTCGGCGGAGGATGTGGCGCTGGCGGTTGGTTTGATGGCGAACTCCGGTATCAAAGCCAGCCAGGCGGGCACCTCACTGAAAGCGGCGCTGGTAAACATGGTAAAGCCAACGGATGATATGCGGGGCGTCATGGAGCGGCTTGGCATATCGATCCAAAATGCCGATGGAAGTATAAAGCCGTTTGGTGAGTTGATCGGGGATCTGCGAGACAAGTTTGCGATTACCACGGACGCTGAGCGTGCTCAGAACTATGCGATGGCGGAGCAGAAACTTACAGCGGAGGGGCTGGCAGACAGTCTGTCAGGGTTAAGTGGAGAGCAGCGGAATGCACAAATCGCATACCTTGAAGGCGTTGAGCTTATTAAGGATATGACCAAAGAAGAGATTAAGGCTCAGGCAAAGCAGAAACTTGGAATCAAGCTGACGAAAGAAAGACAGCTCTCGGAGGAAGAGCTATATCAGCTTGCATCTTCCCTCGGTAAAGAATCGTTGGATGGCATGACGGCGGCGATGCAGGAGGAGGCAGCTGCAACCCTGTTCGGAAAAGAGGCTATGTCCGGAATGTTGGCGATCATCAATGCGTCGGATGCAGACTATGAAAAACTGGCTGGATCGATCGAAAACTGCGATGGTGCAGCGGCATCAATGGCGGAAACCATGCAGAATAACCTGGAAGGGCAGCTGACAATTCTGGGATCCGCGGCGCAAGGACTCGCCTTGGAGTTGTATGAATCAGTTAAGGAACCGCTGACGAACTTCACGAAGCTGGGAATCGATGCAGTCTCAAACTTAACGCAGGGGTTTGAGGATGGCGGCGTCATGGGAATGATTGAGGCCGCTGGTCAGATGGCGAATGCATTTGCTGAGAATCTTCCGTCGATTATCGAACAGGGGCTTCCACTGGTAGAGGGGTTTACTGAAAACCTTCGTTCGAATGCCGGTAAGCTGGTAGATGGTGGCATCGACCTTATGCTAAAACTGGCGCAGGGTCTGATGGATGGGCTGCCATCGATGCTACAGCATGTCCCGCAGATTGTCATTAATATCGCCGGAATCATCAACGACAATGCTCCGAAACTGCTGATGGCAGGTGTTGAGCTGATCGGAATACTGGCAAAAGGACTGATTCAGGCGATTCCCGACTTGATTGCAGCACTCCCGCAGATAATCCAGGCGATTGCAGCCACGATCCAGGCGTTTAACTGGCTGGCGCTGGGAAGCAACATCATCACGCTGTTGAAAAATGGCATCACGTCGATGGTCGGTGCGGTACAGTCAGCCGGAACGGGAATATTTAACGCAGTCAAGGGTGCGATCCAGAACCTGCCGCAGACGTTACTGTCAATCGGAAAGAACGGCGGCACAGGAATCCTGAACGGGCTGAAAGGAATGGTCGGTTCAATCAAGGGAGCTGCGACAAGCATCTTGACCGGCATTGTGAGTGCTCTCACATCGCTGCCGTCCAAACTCTTAGGTCTTGCGAAAAATGGCGCCCAGAGCATCGTCAAGGGATTTACAGGGCAGTCGTGGGGCAATATCGGAAAGAATATCATCACAGGCATTACAGCCGGAATCACGGGTTCGGTTGGAAAGCTGGCAGAGGCGGCGAAGAATGCAGCGAAGAAAGCGTTTGACGCGGCAAAGGATTTCCTTGGTATTCATTCCCCATCGAAGCTGATGCGGGACGTTATCGGTAAGAACATGATCGCCGGATTTGAGAGCGGTATCGTGGCAGAAACACCGAATCTGGAAAAAACGTCGGCTGGCTCTGCTCAAAAGGCGGTGGAGAGTATGCAGGGAATTGCATTACAGAGATCCGGAACTGTGGTAGCAGGGAATCAGGTACCGCCGGCACCAACGTCGGGCGGCGAACAAGGAAGCACAGTGGTTGTCCTCGAAAAAGGCAGCATAACCGGAGATGTGACAATGGATGGAGAAAAAGTAGGCACACTTGTAGCGCCTACAGTGGATACCGAGATTGAACGAGCGCGGAAGGAGAGTGAACGATGATGTATCCAGATGTGCAGATGGCAGATATAAAAACCTTTACAGACTGGGGGCTGAAATTGGAATCGATAAATATTTCCTTCCCCGAAGCTAAGACGGATCAGGTAGATATTCCAGGAGCGAACGGGCTCCTGGATTTGTCTGAGGTAAACGGTCAGATTTGTTATAAAAACCGAACGCTGACCTTGAATTTTTCCCTGTTTGACGATTACACGGAATGGCATGATTTAAGCAGTAAAATCGCCAAGACGTTGCACGGAAAGGTTATCAAGTGCGTTCTGCCAGACGATCCGAACTATTACTATGAGGGGCGTTTTTCATTGCAGACGACAAAAAGCAATGATGTGCTGGCGGATTTTGTGATTACTGGCGATGTGCAGCCATTTAAAATGGAACGGTACACAGCGGCGGAAAATTGGCTGTGGGATCCGTTTTCATTCGAGAACGGCATAGTCAGAGGATATAGTGGCATATCAATCTCCGGTTCCCTGTCGGTTGATGTGACCGGATCTGATATGCCGATAGTTCCGGAGATCACCTGCAGTGCGGCCATGACGGTAGAGGTAGGCGGTAAGACGTTTGAGCTGACAGAAGGAGTCAATAAAAACTATGACATCATCCTGGGATCCGGAACAAACGTTATGAAATTTACTGGCACCGGCACCGTGTCGATTGATTTCAGAGGAGGTGTGCTGTAGATGTATAAAGTTACAGTGGTTACGGATGGAAAGGAATATCCGCTTTTGAACCAGGTTCTCCGGCTGGAGAATCCAACGCTGAAAGAATATGCCGGCAACTCTCCGGGGTATCTTAAATTTAAGATTACGCCGAAGCATCCGTATTATGACAAGATTCTGCCGCTGTCTTCCGAATTATTTGTTTATGAGGACGGAATGGAGATCTTCCGAGGGCGGAGCATGACGACCGAAGAAGAGTTTAACCGGACACATCAAATCACTTGCGAATCGGATCTCGCATACCTATGCGACAGCATCATCCGGCCATTTGAGTTTCAGGGAAGTATTGTGGAGTTTATGACTCAGGTGTTGAAGGTTCACAATGAACAGGTAGAGGCACGTAAACAATACCTTCTGGGGCGCGTCAATGTGGTAGATAGTAACAACTACATTAACCGTAGCAACTCTGATTATGCGTGCTCTCTGGACTGCCTGCGGGATAAGCTGGTAAAGACCCACGGCGGATATCTCCGGACCCGGTGCGAATCTGGAAAGCACTATCTGGATTATCTGACGGATGGCGGCGGGACAAACGATCAGGTCATTCGGTACGGTGTCAATCTTGCAGATTACAGCAAGACGCAGGATGCCACGGAGCTTTTTACCGCACTGATTCCGACCGGCGCAGACCTGGAAGATACCTCCTCCAGCGGAGAGAATACCCCCAAAACAGTCGATATTACATCCGTGAATGGCGGCAAAGATTTTATTTACGATGAGGATGCGGTGCAGCGGTACGGCTGGATCTTCCGTCAGCACAAATGGGAGGATGTCACACTGCCGGAAAACCTCATCAAAAAGGCGCGGGCGTATCTGGAGCAGTC